ACAATATCACTGTCAATCCATAACTGATAATCATATTTTAAGTTTCCATCCCAAGGAAGTTGATCAGGTCCTCGAAGAACATTAGCACCCAAACACTTACAACGGGCGAAATTTACCATTGATGAATAATCTTGTGATATCTGTATACTTGCTCCTGATTGTACAAGATCAAAACATAGTTGTACAAATGATTTTAAATAGGTATATGATACTCCTCGACCTGGTAAACAAAATACAACTGTCTTACCCCTTATCATTTCTCTTGCTTTATCGTAATCCCATTCTGGTGTATCTTTCTTTTTACTCTTTGTTGGAGTATTTGCTTTTACTGTAAATCCTTTAGCCATAATAATTTGCAACTACAATTATATAATACTACATTATATAGATGATGTCAATAAGAATGTTCTACTGTGTTATCAAGATCCTCAACTTCACTGTATGTCAGATCTTCCTTAAAATAAGATCGATAAATTCTACCCCAAATAATATCAAACTCGTTTTGATTTAAATTCTTAAACAAACATTTATCTTCAAGATAGATGTGATATGATTTGTTTTTAGTCATCTCTTTCTGTGATAAAGATCTCATCATCTTCCATTTTTAGATTAATTTCTGTTCCTTCATACCAACCTTTTTCGTTTACCATCCACTCTGGAATTATTGTAAAGTAGTTTCCAGTTACTGGGTCAATCTCTATGGTCGTAAAATTTTCTGCGGGATTTTTTTTCATTCAGTTGAACCTACCAGTTGTTTTTATATAGCGAAAAAAATTTTTTGTATTCGTTAACAATTTAGCTCGCTTCCGTAACACTTTATAGATTAGGGAAGTTACCCTTTTTTATATACGGGGGGCATCACGCAAATATAAACAAACCCCCATCAAAGGGGGCGAACTGCTGTATCACGAACGAACGAACCGTGAGTTATTAAAGTTTGCGTGACTGAACGAACGTCTGCGGACTAACTTAATGTGTCCGTACTCATTGAACTTAACGTAACCTTCGCCCTCATGTCTCTCTCCATTCAAGGTTGTTTCCAACTGTCCGAACGTTTCGCAAGTGTCCATATAATCCTCCTTTAGCGATTGTACCAACTTCCAAAGGAATACAATTTTGCTGTGCTTCCACTCTTCGGGTTTAATCTCTCTGTCCTCACGTATATACGAATTAAGTTCTTTCTTAAGTTCGGCAACCTCACGCTCACTGCTGAGAAAGTCAACACCCTTTGCCACGATACGGGCAAACTGAAGCATTTTATTAAGTTCGCATAGATCCCCTTCTGCTACCTCTGGACGTATGAACTTGACGTATCCGCTACGGTCTGATAGATTATTATGTAGTGGATACGGTCTGTTCTCATAGTATTCTGTGTGCGGTGCGATTATGATTTGCTCATCTGCTACGGTAGGAAGTGTATAGGTTAACGTGTTCGGTGTCCATGTATGAGTGCCACCGAATCCGATGAAGTCCCCTTGATATATGCTTTTATCTCTGGACGGCAACCAACGGAAACACGCTGTAAGAATTTTATTTAAATCGCCTTCATAATTTGCGTCTATGTCATCATACGACTTCATTAACTTTGGATTACGCTTATTAAATACGGACTTCGTACCTACAAAGAAACGACCATCTTTCGGATCATTACCCCATACGACAGCGGGCGACCCATCAATTTTTGCGGATAAGTTGCCACTGCTGCCCATACAATCAAGGGCGGATAAATCTCCTGTGAAAATTGTATCTTCGGGGTGTTCAATGTGAGTTAAAGGCATAAAGAGTAATAATAAAGAGTAAATAAAGTTCATTAAGCAAATATTGGATCAGCGTACTTAGAACATGGGTGGGGTTGAGATGGAGAGCAACCAAACGAAGCAATAAAACAGTCTAAGGATTTAATGTCATCTGGTGTGAGAGAATCGAAATCAACTCCTGAGATGTGATCAACTCCCCACTCTGCCACCTCAAATACGAACTCCTCCCAATCACAACAAACATATGCGACGTTTTCAAAATTAGCATTAGTTGCGATACGTCTTGCGATTAGTTCTGCTGGATGAGTTTCAGTTGTCATGTAAAGAAAAGAATTAATTTGTATACTATAATTATAGTCACCCCATTAGGAAAATAGGGTGACTTTTGTGACAGTAATTATACTGTCATACCAGAGATAAAAGGTTGAACTGAACCATCTAATCTATCAGATAGAAACCATGTCCAGTTTTTTTGAAAAATACCCATGCTAGGCACGAACTCATCAAGTAGAGCATTAAGTCTTGATTTAGTGGTGTTTGACTGCCAACCACCATCTTTTAGGGTGAGAGCATGAGTTGCTGTATCTAAAGTTGCGATGTGGTTTCCGTGTAGATATACATCTACTGATTCTTTGTATGAACGAACCGTAGTATTAGATCCTGACCAGTTTTTTCTGTAACGGATCGCTTGATTCATTTGCTGTTCAATTTTACGCATGATGTAGAGGGGTTGAATTGCTTATACTGTTATTATAAAAAAGATGCCCACGCAATGCGAGCATCTGAAACAATTGTTTACAATGATCTTATTAATTCATTCATTTCCTTTTGGTCTGCTTCGCCATAGTCTGCTCCGTCAGGTGTTTCAAAGAATCCGCACATACACTGTATTTCAAATAAAAATTCATTGTAGTCTACGCATGCTTTCGCTAATTTATATAAACACTCCTCATTTTGAATCCACAAGGCACAGTTCCATGTTGTCCAGTCTGTCCATCCGTTGTAAGTTGTAGCAGTCATGTAAGGGAAAGGGATAAAATTGCTTATGTAAGTATTATAATTGGGAATATGTATTTTTTGAATCAAAAATGGACGGAAATAATATTGGCACACTCACTCAGCTGTTTTTTTTATTAACCTCTCTATAATCAAGATCAGTCGCGATGGCCATCCCGACAGTGTACAGAGCATACGCACCACCAATTAAAATAAAAAGTTCCATGATTAAAAGTCGTTTAGGATTGATTTTCTACGAACTGCCTGTTTATAATAGGTAGTCTTCTTTGGGTCAGGTCCTAGGAAATATTCCATAAGATCTATTTTCGAATCAATTAGTGCTTTTGTTTTTTTGTCCATTAAAAGTCCTCTCTGAATAGTTGATAGTAAAGGTCATTCATAAGACCAAATTCAAATGAAGTGTTCGCATGCTCTTCGGTTTCTCCCTCATAGCATTTTAAAATTTCTTCGTAGTTCATAGAAAAAAGATAATAAGAATAACAACGATTAATTTAGTCACTGGCACATATCCTGAAAACGATTGTTTGCGATTTCAATTTGTTTCTCCTCATCTAAGTAAGGAAACGCTTCTTGTACCTCATCAAAAATGCTTAAGAGGATTTCTTCATGATGTAGTGTTGACATAAAAAATGAATTTCTATACTTTAATAATAAACCCTATTTTGACAGAATAGGGAAACTGTGTGACACTAATATTACTGTCCTATAGGTAACCCGCAAATTGACAACCTGGTTCATCATAGAACCACTGTATGCTAACGTCTGGAAACATCTGACGTAAACGAGAACAAATTCCTTCGGGTGGTGACCATGCGGTATCGAAAGTTGCTTGGAAAGATTCTAATTCATCTTCCCATATGTTCTCTTCAATATCAACTTCACTTGCGTCCCACTTAGTGTCCCAATTTTGTAATCTCCAGTCATACCATCTGGTATCCTGAGTACCATCAGCAAATTCTGTTACTGTTGTGAACACCTCTCCATTTGGATTTTTCAACTCTTTTTTCTGTGGTAACTCACCTTTAAAAGGGATCTCCATCCAGTTTGGTTCGGGAATGATTTGACCAAATACGGTTTCTTTGTTAGTGAAAATGTTTAACACTTTCTGTAGATCTGTTTTGTTTTCTGAGTAAACATCAACTCTGTTGTGACACCAATTAGGCATGAATTTTTCTCCTGGGGTAGGGGCATCTGGGATTTTGGTTTTTCAAAGGATTGTTTCTAAAACAAATTTCATAAATTTGTTGTGAAGTGAATTTTTTCATTTGAAACCTTTTGGGTATGTACTTATTATAAACCCTGACTCATACGAATCAGGGTAGTTGTAATATTAATTTACAATTATTTTATGACTCTACGCTCCACTCAAATGGACTGTCATCGCATATAAGATCAACTACCTCATCGTAGGTATCTTGGGTTTCTTCATTTATCCATCCCATATCGTTAAAGAATGATATCATCTCAACGATTACATCCTGTTGATCTTCAGTGAACTCAATAGTTCTTGTCCACTTTGTTTTGTTCTGTGTCATAATTAATTGTCCTTTTCTAAATTTGTCATTGGTCTGCCAAACATAGTTGCGTAGTAATCGATCTGCTGTGAGTCTCTTTTCAAGATACACATTTGATTAACATGAAATAAATGTGAAAGTTCATGAGCATTTAACTCATCAAACGATTCCCAATCGCAAACTGGAATCGCATTATCCACGTCAAGAGATCCGTCTTTGAACTCTGGTGCGGATATGAATAATCCTTGGTCGTCAATCCAGAACCCCATACCGAAGACAACTGAAGAAAAAACTAAGTCTTCGTTGTAGAGTTCCTTTACAAATTTTGTGGTCATAGATTTGGGAATAATCTTTGTATATCCGTAGTATAATCGATCCGCTGTAAAAAACAACCACTTAGTGGACGGAAATATTTCTGGCACACTGGTACCCCAAAAATAATTCAGCTGAATTATAATAAAGGAAATTAATCAAATAGTTCGAGGGTACGAACTCTAAACTCTTCGTCACTCAAGCAGCTTAAAATTAATTGCAGCTGAAAATATTAGTATATCATAACAATGCAGTCAAGAGTGTTTGTGACACTTTCCCGACTGTCACAGTACAACCCCCATTGCTGTGCCAATTTAGAAAGTATCACAAGATCACTTGATGTATCAATTTGATAATGTTAAAGTTAAATTTCTTGTATATAAAATTTCATGTTCAAACAACTTTTTCCACACCAACATCACATAACTTTCCCAAGGTTATGTTATATTATACCTGTGTGTTATCTCGTGCATTATTCCGTTATGCATAGTGCATATATGCTAGTTCTTGAAAGCTAGTTTGCTTACGTGCATATTCCTCGTCGAGATCTGCTACATATGCATAATCCTCGTCGAGGTTGAATGAATTGTCAAAAGAATAGTCGAGATCTATGTCATCGTACATGATTCTAGTCGAGATTATGTTGTATATTGTTATTATACATGAGTCTAGTCGAGATGTCAACAATGTGTATTAGTCTCGTCTAGATTTCATGACAATATATTTATAATCTAGTCGAGATTTTTATGTGTGGATATGAGAATTTTTCGCCCCTCTGAGTTGACAAAGTGTCTTCCTTATGCTACGCTCGCTAAACTCACAACTCTCAGACACCTTTAGAATGAGTATAGAATGACCTTAGAATACCTACAGATTCTATCCAGATTACAAAACGATATAATTAACACTTTTATATTTAAAAAGATATTTAAAATATAAAATTAGGTGTTTTTCGTATCATTTTATACAAATCTGACCATTAAATAGGATATGAGTTCTCTATCCAGATTCCATACGGATTCTATCAGATCAAAGTTATATGACGAATGTGTCATACCATCCTCATAGACTAACTGATAGTATATCATCATTGCCCCTTATGTGTATTTTGATGTGCCGTAGTTCCATATTCACTCTCTTCAGATTCCAGTACAATTGAGTCATCATACTGACTCTTTCTTTTTTTTACAAATCTCAATTCTTCCCATTGATCCTCATAACACAACAGAAGAATATGTATATACTCATGTGGATTATTTTTTTCATACTGACACTTCGGTTTCTTTTTAACACCAACCTCTATAGTCAGATACCTTTCTGTCTTTGGAAATCCTCTTTTCTTTTCGACTGGTTCGGATACAAAGTAAACCCATCCCTCATCACTTAATCCGTGTCGATCCCATATTACATAATCATTGACTTTTGGTTTATACATCCCTCACAACTCTTAGGTCATTTGGATTCCAACCCTCGTTTATAAGATCGTTTAGCCGCTCGGAACAGACAGACTTTGAAAGACCCTTATAGTTTTCAACTTGTTGCCATCCCATCGTTGAGTTATTTTCAATTCGATAGAGTTTAACACCTTGCGAGGATGCTACTTGTTTCTCTAAGATTTCCTTGATTGATTGAAGAGATAACAATAATTTCTGTTTCTCTGAGTTATCCGATACTAATGAAATAAGTTGATCGGTAAGTACAAGTGCCTGTTGCTGTTTCATACAAATTCCTCCAAATAATAATCTACGGATACACCCACATCTTCCGCACATTTATGAAAATAGGTTTTATTATAGATGATCTGAGATTCCCTACGAAAGTAATTAGCGATCTCTACATCTGCCCGACTCATGAAAGATTTAAACAATTTCATGAACTCATTCACTTCTTCATCACTCATAGTCATTTTCCATAATCATACTATCTATTCACTCAGAATTTCCTCAAATGTGCTTTCAAATCGTTTGATCGCTTTCTTTACACTTTGAGTATCAGTTCCCTCTGAGTATATCACACAATACTTAGAAATGCGATCAATTAACACGTCATCAAGATTTGGATACAGTTTTTTAATTTTGGGTAGAAACTGTTTTGCTTCCTCTGTAAGTTTGCTTTTTGCCATGATTAGGATTGTTCCTCAATTTTTTCAAATACTGATTGTTGTTTCTCTGATAACTCAAAGTCCATGTCTCTGAGTATATCATAAAGTTTGATGAACTCATACCTTTCATCATAGGTAAGTTTTACATTAATTAAATTCATTAGTTGTCAATCCAATCGTTTGCGTGTCTTTCGTGTATGAACTCTTGTAGTTCTTCGTATGATCCTTCCATATCAAGTACATAGGGTGCTAGTACCTCATACAAGTTTTCATCATACCTATCAATTTCTTCTCTGATCTCATCCTCTGTACATTTGTTCAATTCTCCAAGATAGACTACACGAATCCAATCTTTGAGTTGTTCAATGTTCATATCATTGATATAGACCTCAACGTACTCTTTTTTAAGGTCTTCAAATTGTTCTGCTGTAAATAGTGATTTCATGAATTTAGGGGGGGATAGGATCATACCTGAGACTTTTTTCAAGGGTGTTACAGGCGAATCTGAGGGGAGCAATGATGTATCATTTGATACATTTTTAGTGATGTGGGTTATAATAGTGTAATATTCCAAAAATAACCAACAAAACTACAATAAAAATAAATCCAGACATTAATCCTCCTTATATGTGTAATTGAACTCATTGATGAGAATATCTCTGACTCTTTCTCTGTCAAGTGAATCACCATCACCCCATGTGTATAGAGTTTCATCTTTATCGGCACATAGTTTTAGATATAGATGAGTCGCACCATAGATGTCCATAATGGTGAGATGTTGACCCGCACAATCGACCAGTGGATAAAGTGGGTCATTTACACCATAGAATGAATCAACATAATCAACAAATTGTGTGAGCATGTCATTGAGATGTGTGTTTGATGTTCCTGAGTTCATAATCCCTTTGTTTGTATATACTTATTATAGAGTCTATTCCTCCACTTTGGTGGGTGAGTGTGACAGTAATTCAACTGGTTCATATGGTAAAATTGATTTGATCGTGTTATCATCATTATATTCAATTTGCCATAAATGTTTTTTGGGATTTCTTTTTATATCCGAAATGAGTGCTGATTGATTTACTAGCATCATACGCACCCCATGATAGTGTCAATTTTTTTTCTGACTAAATTACACCACTCAACATCATCATCATCAAGATTTTGGTTGTGTTCAAGATAATACTTCAATGTATAATCTATGGTTGTTAGTTCGTAGTTGTCAAATTGCTTCATTTGTATGCTGTAAGTGAGTGTGGACGATTTTCACAATATTTGATGGATTTAACACACCATCCAGTTCTGTCTGTAATTTTGTCGATAAGTTCTTCTTCTGGGTCTTCACATGCGGATTCAATGAACCAAAGACCAATGGCATTGTCTCTAATAAACTCTTGTTCTTCCTGACTGATTGTACCTTGACTGTCCTCAAAGTCAAATTCGATGTCTTCAACAATGTAGTGCATTATGCCACCTCCAAGTCTGATAGATATACACTTACAATCATTGGTTCATAGTCATTGATCCAGTATTTGACAGCGGCTGTGTTGCTACTTCTGTTGATTAAAACTACATCACCATTTAGATCATCATGTAGTTTGTGTTGAACGTGAGTGCCTAATTTAATCATAAGACCTTTGTTTGTATATACTTATTATAGCAGATCCATGTCCTTGCCAACCTTGCTTTGTGACACTTTTTTAAGTGGTTGCGTTGTGGTTGCGTCATCTGATTTTATAAGTGATAATGAAATTTCATAATCTTGATCCTCAATGATCGCCCCACTATCAATGATTCGACCCGCGATGCCCCATAATGTATGAATATCTTCATCAGTTAAAAATTCGTTTAGATTAATTCTCATTTTACCACTCCGCTGTTGGTTGTTTTGCCTGTGCTTTTAAAAGTTTCTCTCTTTGATTAATAGATATTTGATCTAAGAATAAAGCAATTTCATTAAGATCATCTACAAGTTTAAGATCATCATTACCTTGAGCATATCCCTCTAGGGCATATACTATTGTATCAATTTGATTTAGTGTTAGATCGACTTTCATTTTACAACCTCCATAGTGCGATAGTCATTAACTATAGTTTTTTTACCCTCACTATCAATTAAAATAGTTCGATTCTTTTGTGGGGTGTAACCAGTTTTGTCAGTTTCCCCTATGATGTAATTCACTAAAACTAAATGATCTGTTTTGTAACCATTTTCATCAGTCATAATGACTGTATCACCAACTCCGATTTCTTTGGGTGAATTGTATCTCATTAGATTAACTCTCCTATGTTAATGTTGGATGCTTCACGATCTTCAATCGGTTTCTTGAAATCACAATCCGCGTACTCTTTGATTTCTTCGACCACTTCATCAAATGAATCATTCCAGTAATTTTTTGCTGTCTCTAAAAACTCAACTTCTGATAACCTATCAAAATAGTCATGATAAGAATCAAAAGCAATTTGGACTAACTGTTTGACATCCATATTGTCAGTAATTCTATTTGCCAAGTGATACTTGAGTTCTGAGAGTTGGTTGTCTGTAAGATTGATTTTAGTCATGATTTAGAACTCCCAGTACATAGCATTGAACAAAGCGATATTGAAAAATTCATTATCGTGAAATCTTGAGACTGACTCAGGTGTCTCACCTTCTGGAATGAATACAAATTCTTCACAAAAATACTGTGCTGAACCAACTCCAAAATTTTCACAATATTGTAGGACTTGATTAATTTGATCTTCATCATCAAGTAAATCTGAAAGATACTCAATGTCTTTTGTGAGTTGTTTTGATGGGATTTCCATAAGAGGGGGTTTCTCCGTTTGTATATACTTATTATAATGGTTAAAAACCAAGTTTGGGGTAAAAAAAGGACACTTCTTCAACTGTCACACCATATCTGTCCGTTAAGAATTTTTCATATAGAATACTTTCTTGTTGATGTGCTTCAATCTCATGTCCTTGATTATAGTACTCACCTCCATCATAATTACCATTAAAATAAGTTCTTCCTGATTTCATTTTTAATGTTCCCATCACCCATTGCCGAACATGTATTAGTTCATGTATGAGTGTTATGGCATAAGTTTTTCTATCTAAGTGAGTATCAATCTCAATCTCAAATTCTCTAGGTTTGCGACTATCTCCTGTGATATTACACCACCCAAAAACACAATCACGTTTAAGACCCCTATGAATGACATCAATGTCTAATTTATATCTAGGTAGATAGTTCTCTATAAACCAAGAGGTAATATCTTTACAGAGTTTCTTAGAATAACCGTATCCAGAATGAGAGAAGTAATACATGTTGACCAATGTGTGAATAGAATGAATGAAACGATAAAAACTAATTTTTCTCTTGCTGTCATATTCTTTGACATATATTCTCCTATCTCATGTAAAGGTATCCACCCGCCCAATCAACATTGATGGGTGTAAGTAAGAATCGTATGTCCTCTGGTTTCTGGAAAGAAAATCTAACATGCTTTGCTGGTGCTTTCCAAGATGCTGCTTTGTAAACATTTCCTGTATTTTTATCAACAAATGAATGAACACTTCTATCACGATATTCATTTCTATTTTGGAAATCATCAAACTCAACTTGAACGATTTTGTAGTATCTCTTACCCTCTCTGATCTCAAACTTCATCAAGTTTGCCTTACCAGTTTGAATATCATTCAATTTTTTTGCTGCGTAGGTGTTCTCTGGGTCTTCTGCCAACATTCTCTCATAACTTCTAATGGTGTAGAGTTTGTAATTCTCTGTAATTGCTTTACAATAATGTTGTGTGTAGTCTTTAACAAAAACTTTGTTTGTTTCCTTTACTGATTCGCCAATTACTAATTCCATAAGGGGTTCTCCGTTTGTATATACCTATTATAAGGTATTTTTATTGAATTTGGGGTGATGTGTGACACTAATTAAACTGTCACCAGTTGGCACTAAAAATGTGACCATCATGCTCATGATAGTCATAGGATAGGGCATTATCCCAAGTCTTCTCCCAATCTATCTCAATCCAACTTGGCATATCATTTGATATGTAACCACAATCTTCGCATAGTCGCTCGGCAAAATCAGCACCACTATAATAACTTCCCTGATATGAGTCAACTACATTCGCAACATCATCAATGCTGAATACTTCTATAAATGCGTCAACTGGTTCAATTCCTAACTCATAAACTTGACCCTGATAGTCATCATAATTATCTCTAAATGCTTGCTCCCCATACTTTACAATGAAGTCAACCATATCGTTGTACTCCCAGTTGTAGAGTTCATTGTACTCATCAAGAAGTTCCTGTGTTTCTTCTTGTAGTTTACCAGTTGCTAGTCCTTCTCTTGTCATGAAAATAAAGGGATTAATTGGATGCGAGAAACAAAAACAAGGATTTACATTCAATGATTGTTGTAAGAAAGCGTGTCTTACCCATTGGATACCTGTTTTGTTTCCCCATTAATATAATAGCAAAAAAATACCCCCTGTGTAGGGGGATTGTTACACTTTTTAAACTGTCCTAGTCATCGTACACTCGACACTCAAATGCGTCAGGATGGTTATCACAATATATTTCTAAATGCTTATCCTCATGTCTGGTGTGCCAATCATTAATTTTACCATCATTAGGGTCAACCACATCATTTTTATGGGCATCATCATAATTAGCATGAACATTCTTTAGTTCATCTACGGTATATTCTAACATACCATGATTAATATGTTCTTTATTATCTTTTGGATCAAGATAAACTTCATGACTTAGATCGTGTTTAATTTCTGACATAATCGTACCTGTCTTGTCCACTACTATATATTCTTGCTCATTTGTTGGGGTGTATTCATAACCATACATTTTAAGATAATCTTCAAATAAATCATCTGGTACTTTTCCTTCCCAATAATCTTTCTCACTATATTCTAGTTTCATTTTAAGTAACCTCCATTTTCATTTTGAATTGACTCTTTGATAAATGTTTCTATCTCTTTTGTTGTCATATTGTTCAACCATTTCCAATTTGGATCTTGCTTATCCCATTCAACAGTAAAAGAACCATCTTCATTTTGATTTATTTTGAGTGAATCGTTTTTCATGTTTTAAACGTCTTTTAAACATTTTAGCATATTTTACCTCTTCATCAGTATAATACTCTGGAGAAGATTTAGCAAGTTTTATTATTTTTTTCGCAGCTTTTTTATCGGATAACATTGAATTGTGTTGATTTGTTCATATAGAGTATTTATACTCATAAAAAAACCCCTAGTGGGGTCTTAGATTTAATTAAGGTGGATGATAATGTTTGTACATCTTTATGACCTATTAAACTTTTGCTTAAAAACCTCCTTACATATTGACCTACTGATTGATCCATCTGTGTCACATTCTAAAATGCACTGGTAGTAATCTGCGATTAATTCTTTGTCTGATTCTTTAGATCCGTTAAGTTGATTATAAGATATTAAGTTGTGCATTTGTAGAATATAGTATTGAGATTATTATCATAATGTAGAAACTTTAATTCATCCTAACCTCCATTAAATGCTGTAATTATTTATTGAAATCCTAACAAAAATCATCTTTTTTGTAAAGTAAAATAAATGCCTACGAGATTATACCTACCTCCATTTTGATAGTGGTATTGTATCATGTGGATTCTTCAATTTACTTACATAATCAATTACTTCATCACGCAATGAAATCATTTCATCAAAACAATGTTGATTATGAGAACAAGATCTCAAAGAGTCATCTGGTTTGAGTAGAGATTCTAATAATAAATCTCTTGCTCTATCCCATTTTTCTAATTTTGTATCAACTTTGACGTTGCTTTGATCTTTCATTTTTCTTTTCTTTTTTGATACCTTTTTTTATGTATATCATAGCACATTCAAAGTTCTTTGAGAAGTGTTCTACGACACCATTATGAACAATGGCAAACCTTTTACCGTTAGATGGCACTGCTGCCCATTTTCCATCTTTAGTTACATATCCACTAGGTTGACCCACTTTTGGATCTAGTAAAGATGGAAATATGGTTGGATAAAATGTTTGATAATTAGAATTTGGCACTAACGCTCACCACTCTAGCATTTGGATTTCTGGCAAGAGCAACTTGTCTTGCTTCATCATAACTTACAGCATACACTTGCTCGGTAAAGACTCTACCCGCAACGTACAACTGGACTTCGCATTTCATGTGATTTCTTTAACTACTATTATTATATAATATCTAAGATGTTTATGCTAGGTTCTTGTGACGGTTTATTAACTGGTACATAATCTTGTATTCTCTTCTGAATTAGTGTACCATACTCTTCATGTAATTCACATCCAATATAATCACGATTAAGTGACTTTGCTACTGTTGCGGTTGTACCACTTCCCATGAATGGGTCTAGAATTATATCACCCTCCTGACTACCCGCCTTGACGCAAGGTTCGATCAACTCAGGTGGAAATGTAGCAAAATGAGCTCCTTTATATGGTCTTTTAGTTACCGACCAGACAGATCTTTTATTCTTTGTTCGATAACTTTTAGTAAGTCCTGTATGTGGTGAGAGTCCTGTTCCCTCATTGTGGTATTTTCCATTAGTTCTATCTCTCGTACCCCAATCTTTTGCTGGTTCTTTGATCGCTTCGTTGTCATAATAGTAATTCTTGTTTTTACTTAATAAGAAAATATATTCGTGTGATTTAGTACATCTATCTCGTACACTTTCTGGCATCGGATTTGGTTTATGCCATATAATATCTTGCCTGAGATACCATCCATCAGATCTTAAGGCAAATGCTAACATCCAAGGGATTCCAATTAAATCCTTACTCTTTAAACCTTTTAATTTATTACCTCTAACAGGTGTTCTAGTAGGTAAATCTTGTCTAGTTTTACTTACTGTTTGTTTGGGATAGTTTCCATCACTTCGGTAATTGTAATAACTATCTCCAATATTTAACCATAGTGTGCCATCATCGGTAAGACAATCTCTCACTAATCTGAATACTTTGACCATTTCATCAATATATTCTTCTGGTGTTTGTTCCATACCAATTTGTGAGTCTTCTCCACCATAATCACGAAGACCATAGTAAGGTGGGGATGTTACGCACATCCTTGCTTTCTCATCAAACTCTTTGAGTGTCTCTCGACAATCTCCAAATAAAATTGTATCTCTCATCCGTATGTATGAATATTATAGTGTTTGCGAACTGGTGGATATTTTGGTTTAGGTTTTTGCCTAACCACTTTGTATATTCTCAATAGTGTGTCTGTTTTCATTTCTTTAAAAAATCATTTAAAATCCAACTACTGCTATTCATTTTGTTATCACCACCAACTCCCCACTCAAAGATAACTTTATCATTATGTTTAAATTCAAGATACTCTGGAACATTAGTATTTACTCTATCTCCTCCATTACAGAATATCACTCTATCATACATTTGTAAACACTTGAATATTGCCATATTTGATGAGTTGTCTGTATCATCATAAGTAATTGTCAAGTCAACTGGTTTGAGTTCCTTAACTATCGCTCTTCTCTCTGTCATCGGTAAGAAATACTTTCCTTTCTTACGGATTAACCACTCATCAGAATTTAATCCGACACATAATGGTGCGTGTGGATATAACTCCTTTGCGTTTTTAAAGTATGCGATATGACCTGTGTGTATCGGGTCAAATCCACCTGTGACTAATACTATTGAACTCATCGTGTAATAACTGTCGTAGCTGCTTCGCCTTTGTTGAAAATAGTATCAACAACTGCTTCCACTTTCGTGGCAGTTGAAATGCCAACTTTAGAGTAAACTGGAATACATACAAGACCAAATATTTTATCCTTTGATCCTTTGCGGATTACGCGACCAATAGTTTGACTGATACCTATGTAATCCATAGATCTCATGAACAATACTGCCTCAAGACCTTTTACATTCATACCTTCAGATAAAATACTGTGATGTAACACAACAAATCTTCTGTCAGGATCTTGACCCCATGCGTTGAGTACATCAAAGAACTCTTCTCTTGTGACCTTTTCTCCATCTATTATA